TTGTCTTGCGTTTGGTCTTGTTTATTTTAACATCTCCATCTCTATAAAATTCACGGATTAATGGAGTTACAGCTTTGTATGCATTTTCCATGATAGCGGGTGATTTGGCACCTATGATTTGTACGGTACCAGACTTACTAATGTTGAGTGTGTACCCTTTCATGGTGACATAGAGCATAGGTGAAAGTTCTGGTTCATAAGTGGTAGATCCGTATTTCGAAAATTTCATTTGCATACGAGTGAGATTTGTGAATACCCCGTTTATACTAAACTGACCACTGAGATTGTTATACTCGATTGGACTGTAAAGGAATGGTTCTTTTTGTGTGTAATTATCTACGATAAATCGACGAATGAGTTCAGGTTGGTTTGTAATGTTCGTACCAACAAATCCATTTCGGAAAAGTATTTTACCATTCCTATAAATATTACAGAGTCCACCTTGACTATTCATACCATCCGAAACGGTCACCATAATTTGGACACTCGCGAAAGGTTTGTTAATACTTCCTTTGGGGCCACCCTCCTTGGTACGAGAAAATCCTGTTTTAAACTGACCATAAATACCCTTTATCTCTTTCGTGTCTATATAAAGACCCTGACCGATAGGTGTTTTACCGAGTGGTTTTTTCATTAGAATTGGTAAAAGGTCTAAACGAACTTCTTTACCGAATGATTTATTAATAGTGCCAACGAATAACCCAGGTTTCAATGGAGATATTTCTAGATCAGTGAGGTCCCCAAATTCGTTGATTGCGTTTGGGTTCATCTCAGCGAGACCCTTTTCAAACGCGGCTTCGTTTATGGGATTGAGATTCATGTTATCAAATTCACTCGTATTTATGGGTTCTTTTAGTGCATTATTTACTAATTTGTCCATATTAATGTCTGCAAATTCATTTTCTAATGGAGAATTGTTAGCGAAACGACTCCGTCTAGGAGGTGGAGGAACCCGCCGTTGTTGTAACTCGGGTCGCGTAGGTTCGCGGAAGAACTGCTGACCGCGTGCAATTTCTTCTCGACGAGCCATACGGTCTTGTCGTCTAAACATATCCTCTTCCAGTTCTCGAGCGAAGTTATTATTGGAGTTAGAGTCTGGACTTCGTACGTCCACACCAGACTGCCTGACAAATTCTTTGACCGACTGGCTCATATTACTATCTATAAGGATTTTTTTTAATGATTGTTGCCAGTCATTAACTGGTCTTCGATTAGGTCGATACCAAATATAACTGGTTGGACGGGGTATTGTCTTCCTCTATACGATACAGATTCATTTCTAACTTCAATATCATACGAACTGAATGGACCGACATAGAAATCTTCATGAAATTTGTGTTGACCCAAATTATTGTTTTTACAATGTGTATTGAACGCAGCTACAAACAAGTTTTGTGGGACGTATTGGTCTTTACCCTTATCCACAATAGTGGATTCTAGGAAATGGATGAGAGAGTTTGCAACCTTCGCAACCTGCATCTTGATGATTTCAAAGTATTTCGGTACAACATCCCAAATATCCGCATCAGCATATTTGTTCCTATATTCGATGTAACCCCTGACACATTTAAGTAAAATTCTGGGTAATTCATGTTTAAGTTTTTCGTCGAGACGAGGATCTGCTTGCCTTACTTGTTTGCTGAAGTTCCATGGTAAAATACGTCGTAGAACAGATCCCGAATTATCTTTCCATCCTGGGACTTCATTACCACCAAGAACCCCTGGGACCTTCCACTCTGGAATCTCTTCAGCTGGTTTATTCTTAACTGCAACAGATACGTTTTCACCTGAAACGAGAGACTGAAACTCCGCCTGTTCTAAAGCGAGATCTCCCTTCACCTCTGGTGCTATAAACATGAATGCATCTTTGATTGAAGAAAGTCCAAACTTCTTCTCGATATTGTTCGATAGGGTTCGTACATCCTGGTTTTCATAGAAATTCTTGAAAACCTTAGTAATTAACGTAGATTTACCCGATTTAGCGATACCCTTGAAGAATGGGATAATTTGCCACGAATCCAGCTCTCCAACATCATAACAGAGACGACCACCCATAACATACGCCCAGTTGCAGACTTCCTCTTCAAATTTCTGATACTGTAAAACTTTGTCAAAGTTTGGTGTTGGAATATCTTGCCACCTTTCTAAGTTTGAATAATCGTTAAAATCATTATCGAAATACTTACACGCGACGATAGAGGGATCAAGATTTTTGAATTCTATCGAATTATATGGGTAAAATGTACACGTATAATATCCATCATCTGGATTTTCCTGGTTAGTAGAGACCCATTCTTTGCCCACAAATACACCATTCTTAAACGACCAAACGTGTCGTCTTTTGTTAATGGTTGGAAACTGAGAGTCCTGACACTTTAAAAGATGGTCGATGACTTCCCTGAAAATACTCCCCTTACTCGTGAAGTTTTTCCACATTTCAAAATTATCATCCTTATTCGATAAGGAATAGACAAATTCCTCGATTGTCATCTTTTGTTCCCATGCTCTCGTGTGGTGTCCATCTTCCGTCTTTCTCTCTTCGCAGCAATGACCTTTGTATCTACGGTATTTCGCTTTTTCGAGTTCATCGAGACAGAAAATAATACACTTTTGGAGGGGTATGGAATTATCCAGGTCATCTTCACCCATAGTGGAAGCATCTGAAATAGACTTGGTTTGTGGAACCGCGGTTGGATTTACGACACGTTCATACGCACCATAATGGCGACGGACATTATCGTAACCATCTTTTACCTGTTTTAGAATATTGTGTACCCTGGTGATCATAGTCGTATCGTTCTCATCCCCCTTTTTATCAAGTTTGAGTTTCTTGATTTGACCTTTTAAATCTACCAGGAAACGACGCTGTTTCTCACGAATACCTTTTATGGCTAAAATATCAATACCACCCACATTTGGGTTCCCCTCGGTGTCAAAATTATCGATATGTACATATTGACGATATCCGAGTTCGCGTGCACATTTGAAATCTTCTGTTCTGAGGTTCCACATCTTTTCAAATGTTTCTATAATATTTATTATGGTCTCTTCATTCATCGACTGGATAGTCTGTTTTTGAAGTACTGCAAGCGCTTCATAGCGATTTGGTTCCTTGTCGATGAAGTGAGTGTCCTCCATTAATTATATCTTTTACAATTTTTCTCTCTAATTAATTTTTTAATTCACTCAAAATCTTTATCAAAATTTTGTTTTGCATTTGAAGTTGTTGAGTGATACTGACCAGGGCCGTACATACGGTGTCTCCATCCTCGGTCGCGAGAAGGGAGGTCATGAGGGTCGCAACATCCACACCATCATCTTCGAACATCATATCGTCATCGTCGATTTCGTCCATGGGTTCATCCTCAGTAGCGATGATGGAGATCTCCTCATCCTCCTCTGATTCAGTTTCGGATACAATTTCACCCTCCTCAATCTCGGTTTCTTCAGGCTGTTTTGACATTTGAATTAGACCAAGAAAAATTGGATCGCGAAATTTCGCACATTTACCCAAAATTATTTTCTCTGCCTATAGTACAACAACTCTCAAAATGGCTGGCGGTCTTATGCAACTCGTCGCTTACGGTGCCCAGGATGTCTACCTTACCGGTAACCCTGAGGTAACTTTCTTCCAGGCCAAATACAAGCGCCACACTAACTTCGCGATGGAGAACATCGAGCAGACCGTTAACGGTACTGCCGCCAACTCCGGCCGCGTCTCCGTCACCGTTGCCCGTAACGGTGATCTCGTCGGCGACATGTACGTCGAGCTTCTCTCCGCCGCTGCGGCGTCCATCTCTTCCGACGCCACCGACGATTCTTGCTGGGTCGCCGAGCGCGCAATTTCCTCCGTAGAATTATCAATCGGAGGTCAAAGGGTGGACAAGCACTACCAGAAGTGGTGGCGTCTCTACTCCGAGCTTTACCTTGACGAGTCCAAGAAGCTCACTTACGGTAAGATGACTTCCGCCACGACTGGTAACGCTGTCTATTTGCCCCTAGTCTTTTTCTTTAACCGCAATCCCGGACTCTATCTCCCACTAATTGCTCTGCAGTACCATGAGGTCCGTATCGATTTCGATTTAGCGTCTGATTTCAGCACCTATCTCAATACCGGTACCTTCAAGGTCTGGGCCAACTACGTCTACCTTGACACTGAGGAGCGTAGGCGTTTTGCCCAGAAGGGACACGAGTATCTGATTGAGCAGGTGCAGCACACCGGTCAGGACACCGTTACCGCTTCCGGTGGTACCAAGCAGGTCCGCCTCTCGTACAATCACCCCGTCAAGGAGCTTGTATGGTGCTGCGACGAGGGTGTCGCCCGTACCAAGATGTGGAACTTTACCCACAAGGCCCAGGTTGCCGAGATTGTTCTCGAGCAGGACCTCACCATGGCCGACTCCAACTGTTTCATCGCCCCCGGTTCTGCGGGTGCCCCCCTTCTTGTGTGCGGCACCGGTGGTGGCACTTCCAAGTTCACCGAGGAGGCTGTCGGTACCATCGACAAGTTCAAGCTTGTCCTCAACGGTCAGGACCGCTTCAAGGAGCAGTCTGGTAAGTACTTCAACCAGGTGCAGCCCCACTTCCACCACTCCGGCGCCCCCTACGCGGGTGTCTACGCGTACTCTTTCGCGCTCAAGCCCGAAGAGCACCAGCCTACCGGCACTTGCAACTTCTCCCGTATCGATAACGCGCAGGTTTCCATCACCACCACCACCGATAACGATGCCGCTACCAACCTCAACATGTTCGCGGTTAACTACAACGTCCTCCGTGTCCAGTCGGGTATGGGTGGCCTCGCCTTCTCCAACTAAATACCCATACGAGGTATTTTAGTAAATAATTAAAATACAAAACCCATTTTTAAAATGCATAGTACCAATGCTGTTTAAAAATGATTAGAGAAATGACTTTATCTGGATGTATGCCTAACTTTTCACGTACCCAATTGATTACTACCCTGTCTATGATGTTGAACGCCGTACAAGACAACCCTGATATGGAACTTAATAGAACTATGGCAATCGCCATGTTTGAGGTTACACTCAATTATTACAATCTTTTCACACAGGGAAAAGGTGATAAGAAATTGATTCAGGCATGTTATGATAAGGCGAAAGGACCTAAACATGATCACAGATTTGCGAAGTATGTTGTTAAATTTGAGGAACTTACTAGACCGCCACCCTTGCGCCGTTCGAGGCGGTTAGCAAATAAGCGTACTTAAATATAAGCCTCTCATTCTAGATAATGTTCAAGAAAGTGTTTGAACTTTTTATTAAAGTGGATAAACCTCTATTGGGACGTTGGAATTTGAAGTCGTGTAACGAAATTTCAACATCCATCAATTCTATCTATCAGAACAGGGATCATTGTGGTGATACGATA